ACGTTCTTGCTCCGAAATCGACAGTCTTTCCCGTAGTCGTTGCTCTAAACGTAACATTACAAGAAGTAAAAACATTGTTAGCCGAATTCGCGGCGGTAAAGTTACCGTAGCATTGAATACCGTTAGTAGAGCCGGTACCAAAAGTAATAATTTTATCTGGCAAAGATGCGCCGGTTCCAACGGTAAAGTTATTGCATACGGATGCTGAGGCTGTCAGCGTAACAGTAAAATTTGAGCCGGAATCAGAGTTATTATCAAAGATAACGTCGTCCGTAGTCAGCGGCGGCCCAGCGCCAGTCGCGCCACCAGATCCCGTAGACCAGTTCGCGGTATTAGATCCGTTCCATGTCCCTGCGCCGCCAACCCAATAATATGTGGCCATTTACCATACCTCGATCAAGCTTCTGTCACTGTCGCTACGGCATCCCAGCGATCCGCAGCGGCATTGTAAATGCAGCCGACATATGTCGTTTTGTTGATAGTGGTGGTTGTCGGCAGCGTGATTCCAACCGCTCGGAAAGACTTTGAAGATCCCGTAGTCCACGTCAAAGCTCGAGCAGTTCCGTTGTCCAAGAAACGGAAGATGATCTTCTGCGCATTGACCGGCGTGCCCGAGTCGGCATTGATCGTCAGCGCGCCAGCCTGAGCCGTTGCGGCATAGGCATCAAAGTCGTCACTGTCCCAAGCAAGCGGGCTGGCAATGCTCGCGGTGCTGCTGACCCGAGGATCGATGCGCTTGTTGGTCAGCGTCTGCGTGTCTGTGGTGCCGACGAGCGCACCTGTGGGCGCAGTGAGAGACGTGATCCAAGCAGAGCCGTCCGAAACAGCCACACCAGTGCCGGGATAAACAGTCGGCCCCGTTGCGCCCGTATCGCCTGTGGGCCCCGTAGCCCCAGTCGCACCGGTCGCGCCAGTCGGTCCAGTGGCCCCAGTGTCGCCTGTCGCGCCTGTCGCGCCAGTAGGCCCGGTAGCGCCAGTATCTCCCGTTGCTCCGGTGGCGCCCGTAGGCCCAGTGGCCCCAGTGGCTCCGGTATCACCCGTAGGCCCTGTAGCTCCTGTAGCTCCAGTAGCTCCAGTAGCTCCGGTATCGCCAGTGGGGCCAGTATCTCCGGTGCCCGGACCAGTAGGGCCCGTCGCGCCGGTATCGCCTGTAGGGCCTGTAGGTCCAGTTGCTCCAGTGGCGCCCGTTGGCCCTGTAGGCCCAGTGTCGCCCGTAGGGCCAGTAGCGCCGGTGTCGCCAGTCCCCGGGCCAGTGGCGCCAGTAGCGCCGGTGTCGCCAGTAGCGCCTGTGGGCCCTGTGGCGCCGGTAGCGCCCGTAGCGCCCGTAGGACCGGTGGCTCCCGTAGCGCCCGTGGCACCGGTATCGCCCGTAGCGCCTGTAGGCCCTGTGGCCCCTGTGGCTCCTGTAGGACCAGTTGCTCCAGTGGCTCCCGTAGCGCCTGTGGCGCCGGTAGCGCCTGTAGCTCCGGTTGCACCAGTCAGCCCAATGGGGCCGGTATTGCCAGTAGCGCCAGTAGCGCCAGTAGCTCCGCCGATAGCCGCAATCTGCGCAGACGTGACTCGAACCGAGGTGCCTGCTTGGACTGCCTCGAGTTGCTCCGTGCCGTTGATGGCAATGGCAAGCGGAAGGTTTGGAATGGTTGTGTTTGCCATGGCCTAAATCCCTGTCTGAGGAATTTTAGTATACCCATACGGCAGTCCAACTTGAGCCGTCACGATGCGGGAAGTCGGCAAATACAAAGACCCGACTGGCGTGGCCGTATTGGACTGGAAGGTGAATTGCGTCCCCGTGGTGACCGTGACGCTGTAAAACCCGGTCAGTTTATTGTTTGAAAGGCCCTGCACCGAAACTTGATCATTGGTGGTGAGGTTATGGGCTGCAGAGCAATTAACCGTAATTTGGTCTGAACCGTTTGACGTAACCGAGATCACGGGCAAAAGCACGGCGTAGGCTTGCGTGCCCTTGAGCGGCATCTGCGCTGCTTGAGTCAACCCAACCGGCGGACCATAAGGCTGAGTCGTCGAGTTCTCGCCAGCTTGAGTCAAAAGATTCACACTGGGAGGAATTGGAATACCCGTCACCGGATCTACAGTCCCGCCGCCTGATACAGACGAGTAATTGATCGAAGCCGCCACAAAGTCTTGTGTTCTGGCATTGATGATCGGAACCGGGTCAGCCGGCACCACAATCGACCGAAGCTGTTGCTGCGGCGTGTCTTTGCAGGGTCTGCAAACCAAAATTCTGATGTTGGCAAGCTGAGCGCCTCGCCAGTCGAACTGCCAACTCAGATCCACCCAGTTGTACCGGAAGCCGCAACGGTCGCAAATCGCATGAGCTTGCGGGTTTGCGGAGTTTGTTTTGGCTCTTCCTGCTCTGGATGCATAACCCATGATCAGGCCTGATAGTAGCTAGAGATCGTGGGCGAGATGTATTGCTGAGCGGTTTCAATATTCTGGCTGGCAGCAATTTGATAAGACTCATCAGCAAGAGGCTTCAAGATTTGAATTTTATCAGGAGCCCACATCATGGCGAGTCTTTCGGCAAGGCCAAAAGTGAACGCTTCAAGGAAGTAGTACGGAATCTCAGTTTGCTGGGCATTGATAAATTCAGAATCCTGAATTTGCCGCACGCGGTAATACTTGAATTGAGGCTGAGTGCCGTCTGGAACAGGCCACAACGTGACTTCAGGCGATAACAACCTATTGAACCAAAAAGTTGTCGGAAAGCCCTGCTGGGTCTTGTTTGGGTAGCTTGCGTATTCAGTTCTGCTGATGGGCAGGATTAGCCGATCAACGTTTGAAGATGAAACGGTGCTATCGACCATGTAGGCGTCGAGCATGACGATGGTGTTAGCCGGCACAGAGTATGTCGAAACACCCGCAGTCAAATTGATGGTTTGAAGGTCAACACACCAAAGATTGACGCCCTGACTGCTCCAGCGACCAAGCAGCATGTTGCTCGCCATGCGAGCAGATTCCATGTGCTCTTGAGTGAGGGCGGTATTTCGAATGCCACAGAGATTGAACGCATAAAGCGTCATCTCACCCAGAGACGGATTAAAGGCGTAGGTGCCGCTGGTAGCCATGACGACCTCCGCTTACTTCGGAATTGTGCCGGACTGAACCACCGTCATTCGAGCAGATCCATCACCGCTGTTGAGCGTCAAACGAACCCAGCACGGAGTGAACGTAATGCCTCCCGTCTTATTAGTCGTTTCATTGACGAGGTTCCCATCAAGAACATCGAGCCACACCATCTCACCAATGGGGACCGGGCTGATGAACGAATCAGGATCATCCTGCGAGATTTCAACGTCGTAGTTCACAGTGCCATCAACAACGACAGTCACCCCAGTCGGCGAAGGCGCATAGTCGTCAAGACGAAGCCAAGGCGAATCAGCGACGCCGTTCGTGCCAACAACAATTGAATCGTTAGCATTGACGCTTATCGTGACCGAGGTAACAGTCGCAAAGCTTTGAGTGGTTGAACCCGTGCCCCCTGAAGGAATTCCAGTGATTGATTCACTAAAAACTTGACCATTCCAGAGAGTGCCCGTAACTACGAAAGTTGCCGCAGATTCATCGCCCGTGGTGTCAATTTCAACTCGGCGAGGGGCATCAAGAACAGCAACGCCGTCTACCACGGAACTACCAGTAAGATCAATCGGGCCTGCATCCGGGGTTTCAGCTTCACAAATGGCATCAGCGTTTGCGGCTTCAATCGGACCGACAGAAGTAAAAAGAGGTTGAGTCATGGCGATTCACCTATGAAGTTTTCGAGATGTTAGCACTTAACATCCCAACGTTTGAGGGCCAGATTGATTCGGCTATTCGGATCATGCTTCGTCTTGGGTGACGTCAGCTTTTCCTTCATGCCGCACATCCGGCTTCTGAAATTGTCGCGTCTGGCGGCTGCTGCCGGGCTTTTCTTTGCCTCGCCAGAGGTCACCGGACGTTTAATGTTTTGCCCTTGAGCGCGCAACGAAGCGCGGCCCTTTTCGTTTAGGCCGCCCTCTGAGGACTGACCCTCTTTGCGCTGCCATGCTGGAGTCTTTGCCATTTGCAATTCCTCAAGGAAAAACGGGGGCACAGAGGCCCCCGTTCTTTTTGCCTTTTCAGCCCAGATTAATCAAGGCTGCCATCGAGCGTGCGGCCCGGCGGCGGCGTGCCCTTGCGAGCAGAAGTGAACGGATTCTGATCCGAAGAGGCGCGGCCACCGCTTTTACGCGGCTTGCGACCGGCATGCATGTCGGCTTTCTTGCCGTCCACTTTGCCAGCGTGCTTCTTCATCGTCTTCCCGCCACGCTTGCGCTCTTCAGCGGCATCGTTGACATTGGACTGGTAGGTGTATCGAAGGTTTTTCCGACCAAGGTCCTCGGCGGCTTGGTTGACACCGCCGGTGGCGCGCTTGGAACGGCCTTTCATCATCTTGCCTTTCATGTTCAGTTACTCCTTAGGTGGGCACTACGGCGATGCCGGTGGTAGCTGCGGTCGGCGCTCCGCCATCAACACGAATCTGGGCCAGCGACGTAGCGTCGGCGCCCCAGTTGGTTGAAGAACCGGAGACCAGCGTGCAGTTCTTCATGAGCAAAGTGCCGCCTGCGGAAGCCGCCAAGGAGGCGATACCCGTCAGGTCAGTGCCGAAGCCCAAGAAGGCACAGTTATCGAACTTATTCCAACGGTCGATTGCGGAAGCCGCCGCCGCCGAGAGAACAAGCGTGGTTGCAGAATTGGACCACCATTGAAAGTCGCAACTGATGAACTTGTTGCGAGTTGCCCCGCTCTTAAATTCAACAATTGAGTTCGCGACTGTCTTCTGGACAGTGTCCACGCCAAAAGTACATCCAACAAACGTGCTCTCTTGAGCGCCATCCAGAACCAGCGAACGGCTGGTAGTGGCCTGAGCAGAGGCTGTGTCACCTGCGCCAGCAAAGTGAACATAGGAGTAATAGTTACGATCTCCAGTGTCGACCCAGCAGAGCTGGTTGGCACCACCCGTTGCATACCCACTAAAAGCTTGGAAGTTGGAGAAGTAACAGCCGCTGGCCGTTACGCTCACCAAGGTTCCCGAGCCAAAAGTGGTCAGGGTTGCAGTGGTTTCAGGAGCAAGCCGAGCACGCGGCGAGATCCCAGTGGGGGCGGTCATACCAATCAAATGGCATGCATCCTTATCCCAAACTAGAGTTCCCACCGTTGCAGCCGGATCGCCGACTTGTGCGTTCGCAATGGAGAGGCGTTGAGTTCCAGCAGTCGTTCCATCGCCCACAATGACGCAGACATCGTTATTGCCTGCCTGCATCAAAGCGTGAGCTGCATAGATCGTCTTCAGGGGCTCGTCCGCCGATCCCGGGTTGCCGTCATTGCCGTTGACGTAGTCAACGAAATAAAAGCTACCCGAGAACAGCGGAGCTCCCGCCATGCCCATTGTGGGTACGCCTGCGACTTCGAGGCCGCTGAGATTAGTGATACCCATAATGGTTCTCCTTTACGTGGGCAGCGATCCGAAGATCGAGCGCCAGTTGTAGTAGCCGAAGCTGTAACGCTCGTAGCCCTTGACCAACAGGTTGTCGGTGACAAAGTCCACTTGCATATCAGTCTCGAAGCTCACACGGTCCATGTACGACAGACCATCGATGTTGGTCAGCAGGAACCAAGCTCGGGCCGAGGTCAAGAAGTCGTTGACCATGTAGCCCTCAGGCAGGCCGCCTGCAGTCGTCAAGATCGCGTTCACGTCGTTGTTCGCCGTACCCGGACGAAGCTCCGTCTTCGTGAGACGGATCGCTGTCGGTTCGAGCGCGGGCGGAACAACCAGCTTGCGACCACGAGCAAACACCTTCAAGCCAGCCTGATCGCGGAAGTTCGTACGGATCGCGATCATCGCGTTCAGCAGCGAGCTTTCGTTCAGGTCAGCGTCAACCGCAGGACGGTTGGCTACCGTGCCACCATCAATCGGGTGCGAGGTATTGACGAGCGAAACGCCGTCGCCACCAATGGCCGAGTTGTAGGTCTGCGCAGTGTTGAGGATGTTCGCGCCGTAGATTTCCTTGGTCTGCTGGAAAGATTCAATCAGACCGAGGTTCGACGGGTGGAACTGCGTCTTGTACAAGTTGTCGTCAATCGCCTTGCGGGTGATTGCGTAACCAAGGGCAATTTCATTGTGCTCTTGGTTGTACACAAAACGTTCGCCAGCATTGTTGTCGAAGGACGTCTGACCACCCTCAGTCTTTAACTGAGCGAGGCCGAGGTACCGCATTTCAGCGGTGCGCTCGAGAGCCAGCTTCGAATCATGCTTGGTGAAGATCTTGTCGTACTGAGATGGGATCATCTCGTACTTGCCTTCAATCCCACGGAGTCCGGGGAGGAGAAGGTCCTTAATTGCTGAAAGATTGACAGCCATTTTCCCTTACTCCTTAAACGCCCGTGAGGGTCTTGGTTTCGACGTTGTTGAACGCCACAATTACGTAATTGTAGACGCCCGCTTCCGTCCCGTTAGAACCCGGGGGGTTCGTAACAAGGCTCACCAGCTTGAACGGGAGCGTAGCCGTGGTGGTCGGCGTGACGGCGATATTCACAAAAGCTCCTGAGATGCCGGTCGCGGTGGACGGAGTGCCATACGCAAACTGCACGTTCGAGCCAATTTCGGCAGCCGTAGCGCCGACCGAAGCCGAGCCACCAACCTGAGCAAGGAACTTGGCATTCGGGTCATTGACCAGATAGACCTCAACGAGGTTGCCAGAGGCAACGTCGGCAGAGCCCCAGAAATTGCTCCATACGGTGCGCTTCTGGGAAACCGAGAGGTACTTAACGCCATAAAAAATGCCAGCAAGAATGCCGGTTCCCGGGGTGTCGGGTTTGACACCGCCGGTCGTTGCATCACGGAAAATCGGATCGCCGTAATACATGGCAGCCGTGTCGTAGACGCAAAAGCTTGCGACCTGCTCGTACGTGGGAGCAGAACCGGTGCCCGAAGACTGACGAAATCCGAAAGGCGCAAAAGTATTCGCCATGACGGGTTCTCCTATCGAGAAGCCATCATCGCACGCCGGGGCGACTAGGCCGGGGTTTTACAAAAAACCTCCCGCCGGGGGAGGCATTGGGACGCAAGATAACGCCCTTTTTTCAAAATTGTCAACAAGGCAAAAAAAAGGCGCCTTTCGGCGCCTTCAGTTTTTCTCTAGGGTTAGTCCTTTGGGATTGGAATCGCCTCATAGGACTTTTTGACTTTGATCAACGGAGAGTCTTTGTTTTGCCGTTCAAATTGGCCACTTGGCGCTTGGGCAAGCTGCTGCTCTTTCTGTCGGACCTGATTGATTGCCGCCCTTCGATCAAGCTCCCGCTGCTCTTCGGTTAGCTCAAGCGGGCGCTCCATAAGGATCAGACCTTTACGCTCAATCGCCGCGCTGGCATATCCCTCCGGCATCATGTGCGGATGACGCGCAGCCGGCACTGGTTCCCAGCCCTTACGGGCTAAGCTCACCATGTAAGCCGGGTCTTCCTGACCGAGAACGGTTTTGCGCTTCCATTCGTATGACCAGCCCGGCGGAATATCGCGAGGGTCAATAAAGAACTCGTCAGTACCGTCATCAAGACCGCCTATGTGATTGCGGATCTCTTCGGCACGTCGCGCTGCGCGAGTTCGCGGATCTTCTTCTCGCATAGGCGTTCTCATTTCTGCTCGACGAAGACCAACGTCATCAGCTACTGCTTCTTGCTCTTCGGCAACCTCAGCCTGTGCCGTTGCGTATTCTTCTTTGAGTTTGTCAGAAGCTTCGCGAAACTTGCTCATCTTTGGGCGAACTCTTTTAATTTGATCATTCATGATAAAAACTCCTATTAGTTAAGTTTGCCTTCTTTTTGAAGGGCGAGTTTATGGGTCGCGTACTCCTTGTCAGACATACCCATCATCTGGGCTATTTCTCTTTCTTGAGACGTCAAACGAACGACATTTGATCGTTCTCCGCCTCTGGTGACAGGCGCTGCGGGCGGCGAAGTACGCCGCTGAGTAGGTTTTGCGGCTGCCGCTGTAGGATCTTCATCTGCAACAGGGTCAACCCTTTTAGGCGCTGATTTTCTGATGTTGATCGTGTTTTCAACAAACTCAAAGTAATCGTCGCTGTCTGGTTCAATCCCATCAGCCATAGCAAGGTTATGAGCGGCCAGCATTTTCTGGAAAAGGCGCTGATCTGTGGCGCACTCAGGGTTTCGGCGAAGCCAAGCCGCCGACCGGGGCGAAAGCTGCGATGCCAAAGCCTCTACAGGGTCTGCTGGCAACTGCGTCTGCTGCTTTGGCATACTTTCGAGAGCTTGTTTGCCCTGTTCAAGCTGCAAAAGCTTCGCAGAGTTTGAGGAAAGGGCCTCTTGAATCTCTGCGGCCCTGTCAAAGTCTCCAACGGACATTGCATCGCGGTAATTTGCCTTCAAGATCGAGTTATTTTGCTTCACAGTCTCGATGGCGTTAGTTACCAACGTCAAATTGCTGTCTTGAATCTCGTTTCGGGCGCTAGTTTCGCGGTGCGCATACTCCCGAGCACGCTTTTCAGCATCAAAACGAAGCTGGCGCTCTTCTTCAAGGCGTCTCTTCAGCTCTTCAATGCCTTCTTCGCCAACAATTTCATTTTTTGCCGACGTTTCTTCAGCTTTAACTACTTTGATGTCATCTTTTTCGTCTGCTTTAGATGCTTTTTCAACGTCATCAAGCTCAATTTCAATTTGTTCAGATTCGTTTGCCATTGCAATTCTCCTTACCAGACTTGATCAGGGTGTTTGACGCGGCCACGGACATTAACATCGTCCAAAATTCTGCACAAAACGTTGTTGATCGTGACGCTCCAGCCATCAGAGGGGCGGAAAACCACCCAATCGTTCACGTTAACGTTCAGGTCTTTGAACCAATGATCATTGGCATCAACAAAAGCGTCAGGTCCTTTTTTAAGAACAAGACCAATCTTGCCTTGGAACCGATCTTCTGCTCGGTGTTGATCCGGCAGAACAATGCCTGACTTAGTTTTTTCAGGCCGTATGTACACTGCGCAAAGCAATTGATTGTGGAAAATTTCAATATCCTTAATGTCCCCTAGCTTTTTCAGCAAATCATCTTTCGGGTCGACATCGTGTTGCATTTGATAAGACATGCGTGCTCCATTTAGCGTTGAATAATATTGTGCTGCGCTTCTTCGCAGACCTCCATGGCAAATCTCAAGCCGGCAATTTTGCCAACTTGAAGTTTGTATTCGACATGATCATTGATGGAAATGCCGGTCTGAAGATTCTCAGTAATCCGGTCAATCTCTTGCTGTATCAATTTTTTCAGTTCAGCTTCAAATAAATTATTGAATGACAACATAACGATACCAATAAAAAACGGGCGGTTAGCGTATCTGCCAACCGCCCGTTTTGTCTACATCATTTCTGTTTTCCGTAGATCTTGGCTTTTTCAAGTCGACCAAGGCCGCCCAGAGAACCAGCATCCATGTCGCTAGTGTTCTTGTAAGACCGGTGGCCTACACGGCCCGGCTTATCAACACCCTGCAAGCGACCGCCTTCCTTGCGAACAGCTCGGCCACCACTACGGCGCGGCATCGGCATACCCGGAGGCATGCCCGGAGGACCACCCGGAGGCATCATGCCCGGGGGCATGCCCGGAGGACCGCCCGGCGGGAGGCCCGGCGGCATCATCGGCGGAGCAAGCCCACCCATTGGCGGAACAGGGCCCGCACCTTGTCGGTCACCCTTGTCAATAATGATATTGACGTTGACTTTGCCCTTACCAGTGCGGCCACCGCTTTTTCGCGCCATCCGACCACCGCTGGGGCGGGTGCCTTGGTACGAGCCGTCGAGTTTCGTGCTGCCGCCTTGCGCGAGCTTTGTGAGCTTGCTGCCCGGGTGTTTTTGCTTTTCATGCTTATGCAATGCCCCTTTAATTGCCTTCAAATCGGCTTTTTTGTCGGCGTGCTTTACGGCCCCGCCTTTCTTGAGCGAGTCGAGAGCTTTGCGCGGGACGTAAGACTCATCAGACGGGCCGCCTTTCTTAACCGGCTCACCGCCTTCAGCATATCCGCCGCCCATCTTGTGAGCACGTCCGCCACGCTTGAACGCGCCGCGATGCTTCTTGCCCTCGCGCTCTTCGTTCGCTTCTCGAACATTGCGATTGATAATGTTGTTTGGAGTTGCGAGCGCGTTACCGCCGCTCTTGCGCTTCTTGCGATCTGCTCGCGGAGCGCATTGGCCGCCGCTCATGCGGACAAGTTTGCCGCCTCGCTTGTAGAGACGCGGTTGAATCGGGCGAGCGCCCGTCTTCACATCCGCATCCATCGTCCCAGGCGGGCTATAGCCTGACGCATCAACTTTTTGCTTCGGGTCAGTTTTAGTCAGCCGGGCAACTTTTTCTTTCATTGCCTTCCGGGCCGACTTTGCAAGCTTAGACATTTGAGTTCTCCATGGAGTGCAACCGGCGTCCCGGTGCTAGGATTTTGGACCTACTCCGGCAGCAGCGTCAATTGCGCGCCGGATCATCTCGTTTTGAGCGTCCTGAATTTGTGAAGAATCAAATCCGTAAGTGCTACCGCCAGCTTGTTTTTCCATTACGGGACCTTGAACTTGGGTCGCCATTCCGCCGCCTGATATTGGCTCTTGCGGGCTGTATTCTGGCGTAGTCGGCATGACGGCAGGTGCTGCAATATCGCTGCTGGGCACAGTTGTAGGTGGCGCACTTGGCGTTTGCGGAGGCATGTACCCGCCGCCCGTTTCTGGCGTCGTGCCGCCTGAAGTAGGCATTTTGCCGCCTGCTGTTGGGGTTGGTGACTGCGACTGCGGAAGCTTTCCTGTAGACGGAGCGCCCCCCGTCCCGGGTCCTTTGCCCGTCGCCGCAGGAGGTTGCCCACCAAAAGTGACAGGCGGCTGAGTAGGTGGGAATTGCGCAGGAGGCATTGGAGTGACCATTGGCGACTGCGCCATGGGAGTCTGCCCTAGACCCGCCATTTGGCGCATGTATGACGCTTGGCCCGCCATTGATGGCTGAGCCAGATCGGACACGTTTGCCATGTAAAAGGGCTGCGCAAGTCCCATTGACTGTAGGCCTCGTTGGGCCATGGGGTCTTGCTGAAAGTTATTTTGCATGCTGCCCGGAATGGCAGGCTCTCCTACAGCGCCCGGTGCCGGACCCGGGCGCGGACCTTTTCCGCTTGCGGCTCCTTTGCCGGTTGCCGTTCTTTGAAAAGCATCTCCAACCCTGCTCGGTAATTGGGATGAAGCGCCTTTACCCGTCGCTGTGGGAGTGGGAGTTGGATTCGGAATTGCAGGCTCAGTCACCGACCCAACACCAACAGGATTCCCGTTGGCATCAACTCCGTATCGAGCCTGCATTTCGGGGGTGAGCATTATGCCAGCCATTTGGGTCTCCGAGCTTTTTCTGCCACTCTCAAGGCGCGGTCAACAATACCACCAGAGGCCATGCCAGCGGTAGGCTCTGGGAGCTCCTTGGCCTTTGCCCGAGTTTTCTTGGGCTTTACCGCCGTTACTTGGCCTTCTTCTGGTCCTTGCGCTGTTCGCCATGCCCGTCCTTGCCTTGTGTAGGCTTGGTCGAGGAGGGCTTCGAGTTCTTTCTCAAGTTGTGATCCAGCAGCACTGAGACGGGCTGATGGATCTGATCCCAAGATGTCACGTAGCCCTTGAACGTATAGTTCCCCATTTGGATTCTCCTTCCAATCGTTTCTAGCTTTCGATATTTCAGCTTCGGCCAATTGCGCTTGAACGTCATAGGGCAATGACTTGAGCATTGTACCAAGCTCGCCATCTGCGCTAAGCGCCTTAAACAAATTTTCTGAGGTTTTCTTTCCGCCCTTATCAACAAGGACCCGCACGCCGCTCTCACCAGAGGGCAGCGTGATGGGCTGATAACCTTGAACCAATCCTGTTTTGTCCGCATCCATGACCTTTGACCAAAAGTCTTGGAGCTGACCCTTATCGGCAAGATTATTTGATCCTTTCTCAATAAAATCGATGGCAAAACCTTTTGGATTTGCCGTCATGGGTTTTGCGCGGTTGTGCCAAACCTCAGTCTGGTGCAATAGATGGCCAATCGAGTGAGCCAAAATATCTGCGCCTTGTTCGGTCGCAAGCACCTGTGCAACGGCTGCCGGGTTCTGATATTGCTGCCATGCGCCGGTGCCGTAGACTGTGTTGACGGCATGGGTTTGCGCCAGCTCGTTGGCAATTTCCATCGCCCGGCCACCCATGGTTTGAGTGATCAGTGCGCGCTCATCGTCAGGAAGCGTGTTAAAAGCTTCACCGTACTTGGCTGCCCATGGCGAACCTTCGCCCGGCGCGAGTTCAAAAGAAACGCGACGCAAGTTTCGGGCAAGACCGGACGCCGAATCTTCTTCGGCATTTCGTGTGAGCTTGGTCATGCCCATCCAGCCCACGGCTTGAATCTCTTCCGGGCGCCAATCGTTCTTGCCTTGCCACTTGATGCTGTTGAGATGATCTGTCAGATCGCGGCCCCACTGGGCGCGGTTCTCATACTGCGCATCGCTGGGCGACGCTTCAAAATCAGTTTGCACCTTGGCCAAATCTTCTTCGTTATACCCGAGGCCGCGCAAATGATTGAGCAGCGCCGGATCAACAAGGCCTGTATCTCGAGCAGAATGCACATCAATAACAAAAGGCTTGCCGCCTTTTTGATCATGGCCAAGGAATGATCTCGTATCGAGCCCTTCTGCCGAGTCGACAAAGTCGGAAATCTTTTGACCGACGCCACCGGCAATCGGCTTGTCCTGCAGAACAGCTCGAGCCGCATTGGTGGGGTTCGGCATACCGCCAGCTCGCCACATATTCTCGGGCACGCCGCGCTGCATCTGCTCTTTTTGCAGAAGAACGTTCTGCATCGCGCCAGCCGGGCTGACGTTTTGCTGCGCTACCAACCATGCGCGCATTAACGGCTTGGCCTGCGCTTCATCGTTGTTAGTGTACTGCAGGAAATTGCCATAAATATTTTTGTACCACTGCGAAGCGTGCGTGATTTCGTCAGGCGACAAGATCTGCTCGTGTCTATCGATCCAGTCTTGCGGCGTCACCGGGCCGACAACAAAGTCGGGGAGCTGATTTCCGCCTTCTTCCGCTTCCGGTGCGCGGATTGTCATGCGCGGATTGCTTGGCAAGCCCGGATCTGCCTTACCTGAAGCGACTTTCGCTTCTCGATTAAGTTTGGTGCGAAGCCGAAATGCGGAATCCTCGGCTGGGAAGTCGAGTCCACGGGACTGCATGCCACCGCTCAGTGGGCCACCTTCGGCTTTGGTGATTGGGCCGCCCTTGGCGCGCTCCATAACTTTGCGCGCAACGATTCCAGCGCCTACGCCACGCTCGTTGTCGTATCGCACCGGGTCGTGCATCGGATACAGGTGTTTGGTTGAGCCCGGCTCAATGTCAAACGCACTGCCTGCGGGTACTAAATGCTGGTCGCGCAGGCGGCGGAACATGTCTTGATCAGCAACAATCGGCTTTCCGACCGTCACCTCACCAATAGCCTTTGCCGGACCTTCTCCGGTGCGAACGATGGCTACACGTTTGCCGACGTACGGCCGCAACGAATCAGTGTCGCGGGTTTCGTAGGCTTTGTTACCGTCTACGATCTCATCGGCGTAGCGGATGCCGGCCTTTGTATCTGAGCGAACATTGATGCCGATCTGCGGGGCACCTACTAAGCCGC